ACTTCCTCGTGTAGCTCTCTTGCTGAGTCGAGCATTTGTTCGAGGCTGGTGCATCGCTGTACTAGGGTTGTTACGAGGCTGGCTGCTTCGTGGGGGCAGATTTCAAGCGTTAGCATTGTTGTCTCCGGTGTATTCGTTGTTGGCGTGTGCTCTGATGGCTGCTTGTAGTGCGCTGATTCTGGACTTGATCTCTTCTGCTTCGCCGTAGAAGGCTAGGTCTACAGGGCATTTGCCTGCTTGGGCTATTGTGTGTAGCAGGTCGACTGCTTCGAGCATCTCTACCCATGCCATTTGCAGGTAGAAGTAGGTCTGTTCGGATGTGTCCTCGATCATGTCTTGGACCACTGCTTTGGGCAGTGAGGGCTCTTGTCCTGCGATTCGGGTTTCCATGGTCAGGCTCCTTGTAGCTGTGTGATGATAGTTCTGCATGAGGAGCATTTGGTGTCCCTCAGTTGCCTCTCTCGGGCCTTTGTCTCTACGCCATGGTGCGTGGTGTCACAGCGTAGGCATCGGACTGATAGGTGGTTGAATCGGTTCATCGGGTGTACCTCCAGTAGCGGCGATGATAGTGGCATGCAGTCGGGCTGAGGGCGTGGTAGCCCTCGCAGTCGTAGCAGAAGTAGTTGTAGTTGTTCATTTGTCTCCCCATTCGAGGTCCTCAGCTTTCTCGAAGAAGTAGCCAGCTAGCTTGAGGTAAAGCCTGACTCTGTAATGCTTTAGCATACCCATAGTAGGAGTACGCTTAGTACTGCACATGTGAAGATGAATGCTTGGATGAGGTCTTGCTTCATGCTTGCACTCCTTGTCCGTAGAACTGATGTTCTTTGCGTACGAACATTGAGGCTCTTGCTTGCAGGGCCTCCTGCTCTATCTGTACCTCGTATGTCTTCCCCTTGGTGGGGTCTTGGATGAGGATGCTGGTGGGCATTTCTTCGATGATTTCACGAATGATGTCTCTGTAACGCATGATTGCCTCCTGTTTTCAGCAGTTGCGTTGATGATAGTTGCAGGGCCGCCTACATAGCGGCCTTCTAATGGCTGGATCTGGTTTCTGATTTGCCTGGAATTCTGGATGGTGAGCCTCCTGGCTCACACCTTCGTCCTGGCGGCATAGAGCAACGGCCACGCGACCTGTTGCCAGGTGCGTGACCGTGGGGTGCGCAGTGCGCTGTCTACTTCGTAGCGGCGATCATCGTGGGCATCGCAGCGAGCTGGGCCTTGAGTGCGGCGTTCTCTGCCTGCACCTCAGCGAAGGTCTTGCGCGCCTCAACCGTGAGTTGCAGAGGCATGTTGGCGACGAGGAACGCTTGGAGCTTCTTGGCGACTGTGCCATCGAAGTTGTCGAAGCACCAGTTGAGCTTGGCAACTGTGGTGTCGTTGTGCCACTGGACGGCGAGGCTCATGGGCGCTTGGCGAAGGGAGCCAGACGCGCAGCAAGCGAAGCTGCTTGTCGCAAGAACGTTGGCATCGTCGCCGCGCGCGTTCTTGAACGTGGTGCCGTCCGCAAGCACCGTGGGCCGCACGCAGAGCGCGTGGAAGCTGTCGGTTCCCATGCGGTCGATGGGCGTAGCGCCTACGCAATCGCCGGGGGCCTGGGTCTGGGGAGTGGAAGTGGTCGTAACTTGGGCAGTACTCATGGGATCTCCATTGCGCGTTGAGCGCGTGGGGAAGAACCGAACAACTCGAAGACAGGAACGACACACGCCGTCCCCCCCGAGTCACATAAGACCGTGAAGCTGGTGTCCGAGGAACGAAGCGAAACCAGCACGATCGCCCCGCGCGGAGCGCGGACCAGACGATCAGCACAGTGGTTGCGTCGCATCATGTAGTATGGTAATGAGTCACTATGAGACGTTCTTACGCGCGCGCGAAGCTTAGGCCTTGTACTTGGCGTGGTCGTGCGCTTGGCTTGGGCGTTGGCTTGCGTGGCTGGTCGGCTTGGACAGGGCTTACGAGTGCAGCCTGCCTTGGCTGGCCTGACGCAGCGAGTCTGCGAGTGGTGCGTCGGGCCTGAGAGGACACCCCACCCCCCACACCCGGAATCGAAACCGACCTCTATATATACATCGTGTTCACCCCAGACTTGTCTAGAACCTAATGAGTGATCCTAAACCTAGTACTGAGTACACTAACCATGACTACACTGATAACAATGTACCTAGTAACCTAGTACCTAGTACTAAGTACCATGGTGAGGGGGAGACTAACGGTGTGAGCGTTAGCGGTTCTGGGGATGGGGTAACGGCGTTAGCGTTACCTGAGTGGCCAGATGGGCTCACAGCGTCCCAGGAGCGGTTTCTGACTGCTTATTCCTTGGGAGGGAGTATTAGTGCTGCTGCTAGAGCCTGTGAGATCTCCAGAGCTAATCCTTATCGCTGGAGGGAGAGCAGTGAAATCTTTGAACAAGCTCTTGCCATAGCCAAGGAGTATGGGGTACAGCATCTAGAGGACTGGGCTCTTGCGAGAGCCATGGACACGATGAATCCCTCAGATCGACTCACGGAGTTCCTGTTGAAAGCGGCCCGTCCAGAGGTCTACAGAGAGCGTGTGGACCACAGGTTGACTGGTCAGATCGAGCACCGTAAGAGGGTGATCTTGGAAACCTTGGATGTTTCTGTGGTTGAACCGGAGGACGACGAGTAACGCATACAGCGTGAGTGAATCAACAGAAGTCAGTAATGGTGGATTTTTTTCTGGGGAATATTACCCAGATAAGATCGGTAGGATGCTCATGTTAGTGAGGAACAATGGTCGTCTTGAGGGTCATCTTGTCCCTGCCTCTGAGGACCATGCGCTATGCGCCAAGGCGTGCGATTGTGGTGTGAAAGTGGGCTCTTGGGGCGATCAGAGCATCTTCTACCATAAGTCTGAGATCGCAAAGGTGGTCGTGCCGACGCATATGCCTGTGCAGGTTTAGAGGTAACGCAGGGACCGTTACCCAGAGAAGAGAAGAGTAGAGAAGAGAAGAATGAAGATACCGGTATGGATTTCTTCTATGCAGTTCTTCATAGATGGTGTACGAATGTGCTCGTCCCCCTATAGGTAACACATGGCATCTGGAAACTACCTTTATGCTCGCCGCCTGATGTTGAGCGGCGACATCATGCTCACTAGCGCTGTCGGTGCAGGCTCAGCTACGCTGACCTTTGGCGATACCGAGTTTGATGACGTCAACAACGGTACGCTGACTCTGATCTCCACGGACGGAACTAGCCGTACCTACACCATCAGGAACGATGCTGGGGCCAGCACGAACATCGAGTTCAACGCTGGGGCTAGTGCTAGCGTTCCTGCGGCTAACCTAGCGGCTTGTATTGCCCACGCTGATGGCCACAACGGTAAACTGACCACCGACTTAGATGGGGCCAAGATCGTCATCACACAGGCTGTCGCAGGCGCAGCAGGCAACACCACGATCACCACCGCCGCCAGCTTCGATAACACAACCGATGTAAACATCGGGGCTGCCTTCACAGGTGGGGCAGGATCAGAGAATACGGGCGGCACGGACTACCCCAAGCTGTTTGCGATGCTCTACAACACCGATAGCACCATCGGAACCTCTAATGCTGATGGTGGTACGGCTGGCCTTTCGTTCAATGAGGCTGGTATTACCAGCTTGGCCAATTTTGGGACTATAGGCGAATACCTGCCTGGAGACTCCTCTAGCGCTGATACCCGACAAGCGTTCAATTGGGGCTTCTCAATGAATGAGACGAAGGGCTGGCTGGAGATGTTTGTGGCTACAACAGTCATGGGAGCTACCAGAACCAGCATTTCGTTCGGTAGCCTGGCATCAGCAACGCTCCCGGCTAAAGGGGTTCTTATCTACCAGCAGAAAGCCGCGACGGCTGCTGCAGCAGATGATGTGCCCATCTTGGCGGTAGACTTCCCGCAGCCCATCAACGGCAACGGAAGCGCGTTTACGGTTCAATTCGCTAACAACCATTCCTTCATGTTAGTGCCCTAGTGCCCGATGTCATCCTAACCTCCCGTAGCTTTCGCTTTAGGGGTGCACGGGGCACAAGAGATACAGCCTTTCTTGGGCAAGCTAAGCACAACCCAAGATCTATACAGCTATTCTCTGGTCGTTTAAGGCTCATCCCGGCCACAACGACTCCCACCGCTAGATTAGTTCATGGCGGTGAAAGCCCGAGCGATACTGATCCCTTTCCGGCTAGGCTCACTAGTGTGAAGTTGCAGTCTCGTGTAGCCACGCCAAATGTCACTCGTAGAGGGGGAGTCATCTCTGAGAATCAGGACGATAAGAGGGCTACAACAACGGTTGTCATGGTCACAGGTCCCAGAGTCGATGCTATGCAGGTCACAGCCCAGTGGAGGGAAGCATGAGCGCTCTTGTTGCTGAGGCTTCTGTAAGGGTCACGCCAGGCCAGATGATTGATTTCTTGGCCAGAGTGGTTGATCAAGCTGGCAATGTATTGGCGGCTAGCGACTTTAGTACGATCACCTTCAAGATCTTCAATCGAAGGGATTTAGCTACTCCAATCGTTATTGGTGGTGGTTCCGTTACAGCCATTGCCATTCCGACCAGTCAGGCAACAGGTGCCCTTGTTACGACTAGTGGGTGGACCGAAGATGATAAAGGCCACAACTTCAGCTATTCCTACGATAGCGCGGCTTTTCTTACTGGTGGCAACAAGTATGTCGTCGACATTAAGATGACCACGGCCTCTCTTGGGATCATCCATATCTTGATCAATCTGCATGTCATTAGGACCTACCATTGATCCAGCGCAGTAAAGAGGTCTTCCATGAGTTCAAGCCGCAGGGTGCGGCTTCTCAGTTGTTCCTGACTAGGGACCCGGAAGTGCTACTAGAGGGGCCTGCTGGCACTGGTAAGACCAGGGCCGCTCTTGAGTACGCAAACTACCTCTGTGAGGAATACCCCGGTATCCGGGTGCTTCTCTACCGTAAGACACGCACCTCGATGTCTGAGTCCGTGCTCGTAACTTGGGAGGAAAAGGTGCTCTGGGATGGACACCCCGCTAGAACAGGCGATGCTCAGAGGAACACGCGCCAGCACTACCGCTACCCTAATGGGAGTCATGTTGTGATCGGCGGGATGGATAACTCGGACAGGATCATGTCCACCGAGTATGACATCGCTATCTGCTTTGAGGCTACGGAATGCTCCTTAGAGGACTGGGAGAAGGTCCTCAGCCGTCTAAGGAACAACATGATGCCTTGGCAGCAGGCCATCGCTGACTGCAACCCCTCCTCGCAGTACCACTGGCTGAACCAACGGGCAAACCGTGGTGGGATCACACGCCTGCTATCCAGACACCACGACAATCCTAGCCTCACCAAGGCGTACCTCCAGAACCTAGAAAGGCTTACTGGCGCACGCTATGAGCGGCTTTTCAAGGGTAGGTGGGTGTCCGAGGAAGGCCTCGTCTACGACGAGTGGGATCCCGCGATTCACATGATGGAGGAGAAGAACATCCCCAGAGAGATGAAGTGGCACTTCGCCTCTGTGGACTGGGGCTATAGAGCCCCCGGCGTTGTACAGATCTGGGGGGTAGATGGAGAATCAAACCTCTACCGCCTCGCTGAGGTCTATAAGACTCAAAAGGACTACGACTGGTGGGCAGGCGTCATTGAGGATCTCCATCAGGAGTTCGACCTCGCCGCCATCGTCTGCGATCCCGCTGAGCCGCGCTCAATCGACATGCTCAACGATAGGCTGGGCGATCCCGCTGGCAGAGACACTGAAGCTCTCGCGCGCAAAGCGGACAACGACATCATGGCCGGTCTGGATATGGTCCGGTGGGCTCTTCGCCCGTTTGAGGGGGGCCAGCCGCGAATGGTGTTCGTCGAGAATGCTATGCGCATGGGCCGAGACATGGACCTCGATGAACGCTCCGAGCCCTGCTGTGCCGAAGAGGAGTTCCCTGGATTCGTCTGGATGAAGCAGACTGATGGGAAGCCGATCAAGGATATGCCTGACCAGGCATGTCCCGATCACGCACTAGACTGCGTGAGATATGCCGCTATGTTTGCGTGGAAGCGCGACTTGGCGTTAGAACTATACGAACCTATGTTCCCCCGAGGATCCGTGGGGGACCTCCTCGAATACGAGGATGTCTACGACAACAGTCACGAGAACGAACTATGGCACTCAACAACATAACTGCAAAACAAGAAGCTGCTGCTGCCCAGAAACTTGGATTTAGCATGCCTGCTAATCCGTCCAATGTGGGGCTCCCCAACAATCAACCGATACCTCAGCCAGTAGCTCTTCCCAGGGGGCTAGAGATTCTTCCCCCTCAGAGGGGGCAACAACCACAGCCCATTACAGATAACCGCAATCCGATCCCTAGATGATTGGCCCTTACGACAAGCCTAATCCTTCTTGGCAAGACGGATGGGATGTATTCATCCCATGGGAGTTAGACCTAGCTATGAGGCAACGGGAAAGAGATGAACTCCTGAAGACGCTTCAGGGGCAAGCTGGCATGGAAACCCATGGCGGCTTGACTGGACTTCCAGGTGGCATTGGCGGTATTAGTGGGGGCAGTGTCAGCGGAGGGACTACCGCAGCGACAACAGCTACTTCAGCAACATCTAGTGGCGGTGGCTGATGCCTGCAGGAAAAGGAACCTACGGAAAGAAACGAGGCAGGCCCCCCAAGAAGGGCAAGTCGAAGAAGAGTAAGAAGAAACGCAAACCCAAGAAAGCCTGCAAGAGACGAATGTACTAATGGTTAACTTCAGAGGAACGAACCTAGTAACGATTGATTCATCGGCCCTCACAACTGGGCAAACAACGATGAACTCGTCATCTCAGGTCCAGATTACAAGCAATACGGGACCCCTAACGCATGGCATCTTCATTGTCGTTAAGGATTCTGCCAGCTACTACATCGGCAAGACGGGAGTCTCAGCGACAACCGGCGTGAAGGTCTCTGCCAATAACCCGATCTTCATCCCGATCAGCGACCCCAGTATTCTCTACTGCATCGCTGGCGGCGACAGTAAGGTTCTTAGCTGGATTCTGTACTAGTTCATGCGCGGGTATCTTCAGTACTACTTGATGGACATGGTTAATACCATGAGCCGATCTTCTGGTGGACTGCCTACGGATGTGCATCATGGACAGATCAAGGTCACTTCATCTGGATCGCCTATACAACTCAGCGCAACTTCGGTACCCCTAAGAGGGGGCATCTGGTTTGCTCCTGTCACGGGGTCGTGTTACGTCGGGACTACCGCTGTTAAGCCGACCAAGACCTCTGCGATCAAGGTGACGAATATGGCCCCTATATTTCTAGAGGCAAAAGACCTCACTGATTACTGGGTTGACGCAGAATCTAACAACGACACCGTTTCCTATATGGCCTGGTAATGCTGAACGTCAACGCTAGTAATCTGCTTGAGGAGATCTTGGGGGCTGAGAGGCTTCGGGATAAGCATCTTTCCAGCATGGGTGATCAGGTAGAGCGATACCACGGCCCATTCTGGAAGGGGAGCGACAGCGCCGATTACTCGCCTGAGAACCATTACTACGAGTACATCTCGTTGATGGTTCCCCGCCTGATCTACGACAACCCGCGCGTCAGGGTCAAAACCAGACGACCCGGCTCACAGAAGTTCGTAGCAGAAGCTGTCAGGCATGCACTCAATCGCTGGGCCAAGGATACATCGCTCAGAAAGGTGCTTAGGGACTCGGCAACAGACATGCTGTTCAACTTCAGCATCATCATGACGAGCGAAGCGGTCAACAAGAGTCTCAAGCCGCAGATGGATACCACGGGTCAGTCTAAGCCTATGTGGCCTGCATGCTCTCGAATCCCTCAGAACAAGTTCTTCATCGATCCAGCAGCTACATCTGTTAATGATGCACGCTTCATGGGACATAAATGGGTACGAGACCATGAAGATCTTGAGGATCTTGCCCGTGAGGACGC